CTTGCGTGAACTGGCTTTGCAGCCCCATCTTCGCACGGTTGTAGGCTTCGCTGTTTATGGGCAAACCAGAGTTCTGCAGTTTCGCATCCAGAGCATCGTCACGTTGAGTCCGTCCCGGCTGAAGAGCTTGCGAGTAACGACTGAACGCATCGTTCTGCGCGGTTTTGATGTCACCGCCTGCCGCAGGCAAACTGTTCCAATCAAACGGCTGCGCGGTCGCACCGGCAACCTGACCCAGAAGCCCCTGTGCAGTCTGGCTTTTAGTCTTATCAATGTTCTGTTGCGCGGTGAGCGAAGCTTGAGCATCAGGGGTCAGAGAATTATTCTGCGTCCAGTTTGTGACCGCAGCGCCAGAGGCTGGGTCTGTAGTAGATCCAGCAGTCCACGATTGAGTTCCCCACGGGGTGTTGATCGTAGGGCGGTTCGCCCACGTTTGGTCGCGGTTTACTTCTTTGTTGGAATTGCCCTGCGCCACCGCCGCCCCCGTGTAATCGGGAGGAGGAGGAGCTGAGTTTTTCCCGCCGCCTTCGTAGACGCGGAATATTCCTGCAATTGGGTCAAATCTCATGCTGCCACCTTGACAGGAAAGTTAAGAAATCTGCAATCCTTTTTGTAAAGCCCAAGGACTACAATGTCGCCACCGTCTTCGTGCATTTTGGGAAGTCTCCACAACTCTTTGAAGCCCAGATGCTCGTCATACCGCATGGCTTTTTCGTTACGGCTGTTGACAATGCCCAGTATCAACGAGCGTTTGCGTTGATTGAATACATGGTCAAAACAATGCTTCAACATTTCTTTTGGAGTAAACTCAAATCCCGGAGCCATCGCCACATGCATCTGGCATGTTTCGCCCAAATAGGCGTTGAATCCAACAACCATCTCCAGCTGATTTTGAACGACCCACCCCGCAAACTCCATGTCCGCAGTAGGCTGCACGAAAGCATGTTGGTTGAGGAATTGCATACACGCCTGCCACTCAACTTGAGTTTTTGGTTTAACAATCACAACACGCCTCCGGTATCAGATGTCCAGTAATCAAGCCCCGTAAGCAGAGTGTCTCCGCCACAGGCATAGTCCAATTGTGATGTGATAACGTAACCTTGTCCGCGACATCCAAGCCAGTTAGCATACGGAACAAGCGCACCAGCCCAGACTCCCACGCCCCAGAGTGCCACGCCCCAAAGCGATGAGGTGGAAGCGGGAAGTGAAGGCACCGACGCGTAGTTTGCGATGGCGTAATCTGCCAGCATCGTAACAGTCAACGCAGGCGCAGAAGCTGATATAAACGAAGGGCGCAACATCGGGATAGTTTTCTGCAGCGAAGGCGCGCCGAGCGCATTATAGGCTGGAATCACTCGGCACACAATCGGGGTTCCCGTGTTGCTGCCGGTCAACAATATGTTGTCTAGTGAGCCGTCGAATGCGCGAACTACGCGACCATCGTAAGTAGAAGCCCACACTTGTGTTCCCGATGTAACGAGGTCAGCATATTGTGTGTCCCAATATTGTGACCACGCGCTAGTGATCGTGCTGTATACAAGAAAGTCTCCCCCCACGGTAGAACTTAATTGGGGCGAGCCTATGATGAGGATGTTCTCGCGTGGTATAGACCGCACGCTCCAGCCCAAGTAATCTCCCGTGGAAGACATCATACGCGAGATGAGCGGGTCTATCAAATAAGACAGGTGATCTTTCTCAGCCTCGGCTAACGACTTGCCTGACATGAGTCTCGACGCCAGCGATAATCCGAATTGGCTGAGTATATACACCTCGCCCCCATCGGATAACACCTGACGCCGACCAGCAGGCAACGGTCCGACCTGATACGTTCCCACAAGCGAGAATGTCGTGGCATCGTTGGGGTCAGTTCCCTGATACATGCAAACGTCGCCTTGCGAGCCGATTGCCATAAGACGGTCATCAATACCGGAGCCAGAATCTAGTGTCCAATTCACTATATTCGCCAACTCGCCGCCGTTGATGAACAACGAGCCAAAGTCAAACTGAATCGCAGCGCCTGTAATTTGTCCCACGGGCAGATACCACGCGCTCGTGCTGCCCTTTTGGATGAACCACAAGCTTTTCTTCCATACCATCACAAAACAGAATTTTGCGGGGTCGCAACCGCTAATCTGTCCCACGCCGGCGCCGAATGTGGGCGTCGTCCACGTTGCACCGTTGTAGTAAGAATATCCGCCTTTGTCGTTGCAAGCGATCAGGAATGTGCCTGCAATGTTAGAGAACATCACACTTGTCCAATAATCGCTCAAACCGCTCACGCCAGCTTCGGCCACCCACGGTCCAGTTCCGCCAACGGTCACATTGTAGATCAATCCCGATTTAGAGGTGAATAATTTGCCATCTGCCGGTGCAGTGTCTGAAGGCGAGGTGAGCAATATCGTAGTTCTGTCCTCATATGGTGCCACAGTTCCCGGATTTGTAGGAACATCACCCGCCGCATAATACCACATGATAGATGCAGCGGGGACGCTACCTCCCGGAATTGTGTTTGCGTATTCTGTAAAACCTTTGCGACTACGAAGGCCGTAGGTGTTGGAAGCGACGTTCACCAGACTAATGGCATATTCGGGCGCCATAACCGCGAAAGGTGACCTTGCGTCAAGCCCCTTGTAAGGAATAGGCGCGGGAACCACCCTGCCAGTCTCGGGCTTTGCGCGGGGGACTTGCTGTGCGGCTTGACGAAACACTAGCTGCCAAACCCTGAGTCAGGGACGTTAGAAAATCCGTCCATGAAGCGGAAATTGCCGAGCTGACCACCGCTCAACTGCAGAATTGGCGCTGCTTCGTCCTTTTGTGTGAGTTGGAAATAGCGATCGTTCAAATCGCTCTGCGCCGCATTCGTGTCCATCTTTTTCTGTTCGAGCCATTTTACCTTGATGGCGAGCACCATCATCAGCCAGTCAAAGCGCGGGATGTCTGTGTCCAACGTGAGGATCGACTTGGCGGTAACTCCGTCGGCCGCATACGCCCAGTTGCAGATCTTGTATTGAAACGAGATGGTTTCCCCAGAAGCAGGGGCGACCATGAACTGCATAGTATTCTGGTAAATGCGGCAAGCGGGGTTGACTGTGAAGCTACCGCTCAGCCACTGGGAGACTTGCGCCCACTGTTGAGCGCTGAGCACAGCTACCGGACGCCGACGCGAGTTTGACCAGCCCGTGTTGTCTACGAAAGAGCCGAAATCTACTGGGAGCGGAAATTGCGTCGTGGTGCCATTGCCTGCACAGTTGAATACAGATTGCAAATCTTGCCAGCCGAAATTATCGGCCAACAAGATGCCTGAAAGATTAGCAAGCGAACCCATCAAAAGTGCAGTCTCATCTTGCGAAGAGTATACGCTAGTCGGCGAAGTTACCCCAAGTTGAAGGCAGGCTTGCTGCACTTCGTATAGAATAGTCTGCGTCTTTTGAAGGGCTGCCATGAAAATCCTTTACGCGGCTTGCGCCGTGAGTTTCTCGAGCAGTTTGTTAATGCGCTTAACTTCTGAGTTAAGTTCAGCCACCTGACCCTGTAAGGCTTCGTTTTCCATTTGCATTTTCAGCAAAGGCTTCTCCCCTGCCGCAGTTTCAACGTAGGCTTTCGCCAGCGTTTTGAGCCGCTGGAAATCCATGATGCCTACGGCGCTGGAGTCAGGGTAGTCGGCCAGTTGTTCCACGGTGAACAGCTTGAAGTATTTCAAATCTTCAGCTTGTGCGCGGGTGACCTGCGCCCAGTTTTCAAGCCGAGTGCCAACGCCTCCGGGAATTGACTCGCCCGTGTTTTTCCACGCGGCGTATTGTCTCGGCCAGCGTTGCGTATCCGTGTCGCGGATAGGACGCTCGATGATGTTGTCCTTGGTGTTGAAAATGCGGACAAACTCAACGTCCTTGTGACACGGACGCCCTGAGGCTTCCGTTGCTGCGGGGTCGGGAACAACGCCCATGTAGAACTGCACGGGGTTTTTCTCATCCCCTGCGAAGGGGTTATTCGGGTTGAAGTGCCCGATGTCTTGTTGGAAGGTTTCCATGTTATGCCTTTCGTGGTTAAAGTTCTTTGCGCAAAGATTCTGCCATACGGCGTTGTTTTACAAGATCCCTGTCGGTCGCCGTTACGACAGGTTTGTTAATACGAGTGATAAGTTGCTTCTCAATATCTTTTTCCACTGGTAGTTCTTTGGGTCGGCGCGTCCTGCGTGGAGTTCTTCATCCGTCGCATTTTCAAGATTCAAGAGATTGAGGTCTGCCATGTTAGTTCCCCAACGTGGACGAAACGCGAATGGCGTGGAGGTAGACGTCGCCTATCGCGCCGACGCCGCCAGCAGCCAGAG